CGAGTGGCGGTCAAAGAACTCAGCGACAAACTCGCCGCAGCCACAGTTCCAGTCAGAGTGGGCGAAGCCGACAGGACGTTGTTGCCTGTACCTGTGTTGGTCACACTCACCACTTCTTTGCTGGAGTTCAGCGCCAAAGCTGTGGAGGCCGTCAAGCCGGACAGGGTGGTCGTGCCGCTAACAGTGACGTTGGTGAACGAGGCAGAACCGCCAGCGTTGCTGATCTTGATGAAGTCAGAACCGTTCCATGCGACAACAGCAGACTCGCCTTTGACGATGGTCACACCTGTAGTGGGGCCTGCGCCACGGAACACGATGGACTGTGTGCCACCCGAGGCGTTGATCACCGTGTAAATCTTGGACTGCGCAGGAGCCGTGATGTTGCGGGTCGTGGTGCCCGAGGCTGGGTTCCACAAGATGATGGCCTGACGGGCTTGGTTGGCCACGCCTGTAGAGGTCGTCAGCGTGATGTCTGCGTCGGTCGTAATGCTGGTTGTGCCCGCAACGGCAGTGTCCAGCAGCGAAGTGATGGCGGTGTTTACCGTGTCGCCCCAAGAACCAGACAGTTCGCCTGTGACCGGAAGAGCCAAACCCAAAAGAGAGGTGTATTGCGTTGCCATAATTTTCCTTACGCAGCCACTTGCTGCCAATCCGGAGATTGAGTTGTTCCGACTTGCGCCCAGTCGGCAGATTGCGCGTCATTGACATTTTGCCAGTTCGCAGACTGTGTGTCACTCACAGTGACCCAGCCAGCAGATTGGATGTCTGTAATCCCTGTCCAGTTTGCATTTTGCAGGTCGTTTATCAGGCCCCAGACGTTCACCGATCCCACGTAGCCGACGGCAAATACGCCAGTGACTTGAACTGTTGCGTTGCCCTCAATAGAAACAGAACCGACTTGTCCTGTGGCTTGTACGCCCGTAACAGGCACCACAATGGACAACAAGATCGTGACATTCCCGATCTGACCTGTGGCCTGCACGCCCGTGAGTTCGACGTTTCCTGTTCCGGTGACGGTTACAGTGCCGATCTCGCCTGTTGCACTGACGCCTGTTACGACCGCGACGGCTCCGGCTGCCACAACAACAGTGCCAAGTTCCGCTGTAGCCTCGACACCTGTGACCGGGACATTGGCAACGCCAACGACAACGACCGTTCCAATTTGTCCTGTGGCCTGAACCCCGGTGGGGAAGACGTTGGCCGTGCCCGTGACGGTGACTGTCCCAACAGCACCAGTGGCCGATACCCCGGAAACAACAGCGACTGCCGAAGCAGCCACCGTGACAGAGCCTACGGCCCCTGTTGCCGTTACGTTCGATTGACCGACACCCCAGCCTTGCTCACCCCAGCCTACGCCGGAAGCATTCCATCCTTCAAAGGCTACGATTGCATCAGCCACCTACACACCATCAAGCAATCCGAATGATCGCAGAAGAGGCATCGTTGGTTGGGAACTGCACAACAAAATTCCCTGCGGTCGAGGTCTTGTCTGCGCCGAAGTCCAACACAGCAATTGCCTTGTTTGACTTGCTGCTGTTGTAAATCAACGCGCCGCGAGCAGTGATGGTGGCGGTCGTCCATGTGCTGTCACTGAAGTCCACAAACGCCGTTGTGCCAGACAGAGACACTGTAGCGCCCGTCAACGTGTTGCCGCCAGCCGTGTAGCCAGTGCCAACCACCTCGTCGGAGGTGCTGTACACGGTTGTTGCCGCGCTCAGTGTGGCTGCGCTGGTGTACAGGGCAAGCTTGATGGTGTCGGTGTCGAGATCGTGCTCGCCCAGCAAAAGTTGCTGTTTAAACGATGAGCACATTGCTTGTGTGATTGGCATAGAGCCTCCTGTTAATTGACTTGAATACGGACTTGGCCGTCTCGGTAGGCGTCCATACGCTGCTTGCCGTCACCCAAGTTCTTCAACAAGGCAATCGACTGGAGATACATGTCTTGGTACAGCTTGACCATATCGGCTTCGCCCTTCATGTATCGAATGGCCTCAACCAGAGCGCCATTGAGCAGCGCCGAGTCAAAGTTTTCGCCAAGCCAAGTGTTGCCAGCGGTGACAATAGACTCAGGGTAGTAGTAATAATGAAGCTCTACAGCGTAGCTTGCGTTTGGCGTTGGCCCAACAATGAAGCTCAGCTCATTCACGTCATTTGAACGTGGGCCAAAGATGGCGTAGTGCTTTGGCAAACCAGTCACTGTTGCCCTTGGGTACGCTTGACGGATGAAGTTGACATCCTTGTTGAGCAAGAACGTGTAGTTGCCCTCTGCATCAATCACAGCCACCGAATAAGTGGACAGAAAATCGTCGGGCGCTTGCAGATACTGATTGCCAGAGGTCAGTGTGCCCGTCACGTTCTTGCGCAGGTTTGCAAGCTGCACCGTGTTGTAGATACGCTGCTCAGCTTGCTGTGTAAACAGGGCGTACTCATCCTCTGTGAAGGTGTTTTCACAGATGTCAGCAATGTTCTGCTTGAGTTCAGCGTAGTCCATGTCTTATGCCATCGGGCCTCTGGCCATAACGCCCTTCGTGGCAGCGCCAGTACCACGGATTTTGATGCCGCTGGTTTTGGTGCCCATGCCGTCGGGCTTGTTGCTGAATGCACCCACGCTCATATTCACAGTATCAGCGCGGCTGTGGTTTGGCTCTTTGCCGGGATTGGTAGAAGCCTTGACGACCTTACCACTCATGGTGTGTGGCTCGGCGTAGACGCTGGCTTGGCCAACTTCTTTGCCCATCACTTTGTGACTGAATTTGGCCATGATTAACCTCGCTTCTGTGCTGCGACCTTAGCCAAACCACGGCCCATGGTCTTCATGTCGATGTTGCGCTTGCCACCACCGCTTTTGCTGTGGCTTCCGCCCTTCATCTCTTTGACTGTGGGGCCGCTATCGCCCAAGTTTTTGCCTTTGGTTTTGCCTTGTTGGGCGATGCCGTCAGCAGACCGTGTGAATGCCATGATTGACTCCTTAATTCGTTACTACCGTAACTGTACCAACAAACCCCGTTGCCACCAAGTTGTTTGGCGTCAGGGCATCATCAAACAACCTCGATCCACCCACTGGGTTCCATCCCCACTGGATATCCCTGCTGCCGCCGCCAAGCGATCCATCCACCGTCACACCGGACACAAAATAAGTCGTGTCCCTGCGTGGGTTCCTGAGCGCCTGCGGGTCATCTACCGGGAACGTGCCAAGCATCAACTGCGGTTGATCAGGATCAAAACACTCAGGGCATACCAGCAGTTCGTACTTGCGCTGTTTAATGATCTCAGTCCTTAACTGCTTGAGTTTAAACTGTTGACCACACCTATCGCACATTGCAATAGCCCGAGGTCCGCTGGCAAACCTATTAGACATTTGCCACCTCGTATTTATTTTTTTTCTTGATGTTGTCCAAGCCGCGCAAAACACGCAAATTGCTTGGCACATGTAACCCGGAAACAACATTACCTTGCAATGGAATTACATGATCGACATGCCAAGGCTCGTTATTTTCTCTGGTGTACATTGCTGCTAACTGATACATGCAACGAATTTTTAGCCTGTCAAAGCTAGTCAGCCACCGAGGTGTTCTTTGCTTAATAACTTTTTTTCGGGCAGCACAGAGGGCATTTATTCTCCCTTTGTTTTTGGACCGATAAATTTTTTTGGCAAGCAATGTTGCCTCTTTGTGTTTTTGATAAGACTCTCTGCGGGTAAGCTTTACTTGCTCGTTTGCAGGTGTTGATCGCCTCACTAATTTCGCAAATTTGTCACATTCTGTACATACGCGATCATTTACTCGGCGCAAGGCTGTATGCCCATGAACGCATGGAACCCCTGTCCAATAGTGGCTCAAGCCTTGGAGCATTGCGTTTTTGCGCAACAAGATTTCCATCAGTAGCCACCATTTCCAATGTGCATTGGACGAGGAACAAACCTGACTGAAGCCTTCTCGCGGTCTTCGGTCGAGGCAAGCTCCCACGCTTCGTCATATTGCTGCTTCAAGACTGGCAGGCGCTCCATCGCACCGGGAATCTTCAAAGCAAGGTGGTAAGCCAGTCCAGCCGTCATAGCTTCGTAGAAGCGGAATGGCATGTCCATTGTGTTCACGCCCGTGCCAGCGTCCTGCATGCGGCGCAGACGCCAGTACACGAACACATAGGGCTGCGAGTTGTCCGGCACAGGCCACACGGTGATGCGTGGAGCGGTGGTCAGGCGCTCGATCCAAACCTGAATTGGACGAGCTTGCTGCAGCTTGTTGGGGATCGTGGCATAGGTGGAGACGCTGATCCGGGTGATGGTCAAGTCTGCCTGTGTCGATTGGCTCCCAGCGCCCGTGCGGATCACATGCTCCAGAAGGTCCACGGTGTCAGCGGGAAGGTTGTACGTCGCTTGGCCGGGGATCAGGTTAATTGACCCCTGCTCATACGTGAACATATTCAGACCACGGTTTGCCCACTGGGCGAACATCAGGTTCAGAGATCGGCTTGCTGTTCGGAGGTCGTAGCCTGTGCGCAGTTCACCACCAGCGCGTTCAAACGCCTCCTCCACGATTTCCGTGAGGTCCATGTTGAACGCTGTGGTGCCTGATGTGGTCATCTGAAGCTCGCTGTCTTTTTGGCGATGGTCTTGGGCTGGGCCACAAACTGTTTGCCTGCCGCCTTACCAGCACGCTTGGCTCTTGTGGTGGCCGCATACTCTGCGGGGCTGAGCGATTTTATCGCCTTCTCCGGCAAATAACGCTCACCTGTTTTGGACGACGGCTTGCCGCTCTTGGTGCGCCACTTCTGGTCGCCCCAGTCTTTGAGGGATTGCTGGGGCGCTTTCATCTCAGTCTCTGTAACTGCCGCCAGCGGCCTTGTACTTCTTGGCCACAAGCTGTGCTTTTCTCGCGCTCCACTGCCCTGCCCCAGTGCCCTGTGTTGCGGCAGCCTTGACTTGGCTCACGATCCGCTTGCGCAGCTCGGGCTTGGTGTAATTGCCAGCCGCATTGAC